ACCACGGTAGCGATAAATAACGCTCCAACGGTGCGAACTACCCATTCCGAGCGTGATTCCATCTTTTCCAAGCGGTCAGTAATGGTTTCCATTGCCTGAGTTATCCTCTGTGAATCAGCAGAATACACATCGCGTCTGACATATGTTTCGCCAATATTGATATTGATTTGCTTGACCTCTGTTGTGAGGTCGTCAAGCCTACGCATTATCTCGCCTAGAGTTGGTTCGTGTTCCATGATTACTCCGCTGTGTAGATAGGTCGGGCAACTGCCATGACAAGTGAATATGGACGCTTCTTCTTAGCGCACATTCCGCCATTTGACTGTGACCCCTTTACTCCATCAGGTGATGTATTACCTTCAAAACAAATTAGATTCTTTCCATCATTGGAGTAAACAAATCCAACATGGTCAGGTTGAGCATCGGTGTCGAACTGGAAGAAAACAATATCTCCGCGCTTTGCTTGTCCAACTGGTACTAATTTTCCTGATTTAGCAAAAGCCTTCAAACCAAGGTCGCAAGATGCGAAACCTTTTTTGCCAGTTTCTTTGATGAGGTCCAAAGACCCCGCGAGATGAAAACAATATGAAACAAAAGCCGCACACCAAGGTTGCCCATCGGTGCCGAACCACTTACCCATAATGGTGTGGTTATCGCCCTCTTCAGCATATTTCTCATCAACAAATTTTTTGGCGTGAGCAAGTACTTGAGTTGCGGTGGCGGTCATTACTTCGCCGACTTCTTCGCAACTGCTTTTTTCGCTGGTGCCTTTTTAGTTGTTAGTTTCTTGAGTCCTTCATTTGCTACCTGCTCTGCGATTAGTCCGAAAGCAGGGTCCTTCTTGTTGAGGTAGCGAAGTGCTACGGGAAGGACTGATGCGATACCTGCGGCAAGGACTCCCTTGGCTGTATCAGCATCCAGGGCGAACAAGTCGCCTCCTGTTGCCATAAACGCTGTAACGATTGCGGCTAAAAATGAGCGTCCGTATGAAGCGAGCGCGTTCTTTTGTGCTGTTGTCATTGAATGACTCCTAACTAGATGGCTAAATAATACCCTACGGGTTTAGACGGCTTGATTTCCAATACATAAGAGGTCTGAACCGCTAGATAAGAGCCACACGGTATCCCCAGTTTGAGGTGCATAACTGTGAAGATATTTGACTGAAGGCAAAATATTTGTGTCTCCAGCCAACTGAATATCTATCGTCTTTGCCGACGAATTATAGTGTTGAACATAACCTTGGCGAAGGCGAAGTCCCCCAGGTGCGGCTTTGATTTGTTTTACAAGGTACGACATATCAGCCATTAGAATCTCCTACTTCTTCCAACTGCGTTCATGGTGGCGTTTGGTGCCAACGGGATTGAAATTGAATCTAACATGAGAGTCGCATCAACTCCCGAAGGAGAGCGAGTAATTTTTACAAGGTCATAAACATCATGGGCAGGATTTACAATTTGGTCCCAAGTAATCTTTTCAGCGGCTCCAATAACTTTTCTCAACTCAGCGCGAGCGGCTTCTTGGGCTTCTGCAACTGTCAAGATATTTGGAGAGGATTTGAAAAGAGGAACTTCTCCATATGTGTATCGGTAAGTTGGGGAAGCAGGATTGTCGTCCCAGGCTTCTCCAAGAACTCCGATTGAGAGGTTGGTTCCTTCTCCAGTATAAACAACATGGTTGTATGTGTCGTCGCTTGATAAGTCTCTGTTCAACTGTGTAAGGACTGATTCATTTCCATCCTCATATGTAATCAAGGCTGTTCCCAAGTCAGGGTCAGGGATTGGTCTCATTCTTGCTACGCCAGTTTCGTCAAAATATAAATCCATGCCAGCGGACTCAGCAATTTTGAGCGCTTCTTTCCATGGGTCAGAAGATTGGTCAAGAGTTGGATAGGTCAAAGGGCAAACTTTACCCGTAACAGGAAAAATAGTTTTGACTCCTGGATAACGGTCCTCAAGAATATTCTTGATTGCTGTTTCCTTGGCTGTGTTATCTGAGATATAGAAATCGTGTGTGGTCCATTTTGCTCGGGTCAATCGGAGACTTCTATCCGACCCTTCAACTGAAACTTTGACGCCCTGGGCTGTATCCGTGATATTGACTTTTGTAATAATAAAAACACCAAGCGGGACTAATTCCTCTGTCCCATCTGCATATTCAATCCCGCGATAAATGCGAACTTCACGGTTATACGGCAAAAGAACTGAAGATTTGTTATTTGTGGGAACCAAAGTTCTGTCTTTATCGGCGAACTCAAGAGTGCATTGGCGGCGGATAGAGCGACGATTATCAATAGTTACTTCTCCAGCGATAGGAGATGCGGTACTGATAATTGAACCGTTTGCCATATCGTAAATCTCAACTTTGACTTTAGAAATATGAGATTGACGAACCTTGGCTAAGAATGTTGTAGATACGGGATACATTACGGAGCGTCCACTTCGTAATAGTTCACCTTTACATCACGAATCAGATTTCCAATTGGTCCCGATTCGGTCCAGGTTCTATCCACGAAGCGAACATACTTTTGGCGACCTAACGGGTCGTGAACATGAAGAATCCCCTGATAGGTCAAAACAGGATAAAGAGCATCCCAATCATCTTCGCCTTGAACTGTTATTTGATAGTTTCCATCCACGCCATAAATACTGGATGTGATAACAACTGTCTTAGTCCCACCAAGAGGTTTGAAAACACCGTAAGATTCAACAATATCCGATTTTAGGGGCTGTTGAACTGCAAGACCAACTACACGAATTGTAGGATTTTCAGGTGCGGTAAATGACCAAACTCCAGCATTAGCAATTTGAATTGGCTCTGTGACTGTATAACCTGATGAACGAATTGCCATTAGATTGTAGCCCTCGCTTTCGCACGATATAGAACTGTTGTGTTCAAAGGAACTTCATAATCATCCAAGGTAGCAATCTGTGAAGAATTTGCTGTTACTGGGCTGTTTCGAATTGTTGTGTATGTAACTCCGCTATCGTTTGACCGCTCTACATCGAACTGGAATGTAGTGAATCCTCCGCTTGTGTAAGTTGCTGTTGAACCTGCATGGAAAGCAATCTTGTCCACATAATGAACTTCTGACGAACTAGCGCCCGCAATCTTTACAAACACTTGTGCGCTCGCGGCATTGACTGGAGATGTTGCTGAATAGGAAGCCGTTGTCCAGGCTGAAGATGAATCAGTAACAGCGGTTCCATATCCTGTTGAGATAGTGGCTCCCGCTGAAGTGAGCCAGCGAATTCCAACCGAGCAAGAACGAGCCGTTGTTCCCGCTTTGAACTCAGCGCGAGCAGAAAAATATGTTGAGGGAGAAACCGTTGTTGCGGTGGCGGTTGTTGTAGATGCCGTCATTTCACCACTTGCGGATGCAGTCAAAGATAGAGAAGCAACTCCATCTGTATATTGAGCCGTTGATTTGGCAATAGCACAATTGGTCGCGGCTACCCATCCTGTTGTATTTGTCTCCAAAGATGCTTGATTTGCCGTAAGCGCATTTGTTCTACCAAATATAGTTAGAGTCACGGCTCCTGCTGTTGAGTCATAAAATGCTGAAATCAAAGGTTCTGCTGGAGCGTCAATACTCAAACTGAATTGGGAGTATGCCCAATTGCTAAAGTAGTTTGAACTGCCAGCCAATTGAGCGGCTCTTACATAGGCACGGTAAGTTGTATTGTTTGCAAGATTTACTTCAAGAGTTTGACCGTTATTGGCAGAAACAATAATTCCAGTTTCAACTGTGGCTGTGGATGTATCAGCGCTAAAAGTTCCCGCAGTATATGTTGCGGAATCAAAGATTTTGATTTCGTAAGCACTTTGCACATCGCCTTCTGCATCTGAATAAGTCCAGGTAACTGACGGGAATGAGGTATCTGTGACCGTTCCTGAAGGAGCGTTTACTGTTACCGTTGGTTGAGTAGTTGTAGCAACATCAACATAAAGTTCATAAAGTTGAGCGCGGTCCGCACTTTCTGTTGCTCCATCGGTGAACTTGACTACCAAGTTGTCTAAATATGTTTGGGACCAAGCCGCTCCATTGGGAGCCGCTGGAAGGTTGAACGCAAGGTCTACTGTTCCAAGAGCCAAAGTTTTTTGTTTGGCAACTGGTACTGAATAAGAAACTGTTCTACCGTTTCGGTCCGTAATGACACCTAGGCTGAACTGGACATATCCATTAGTTCCAATAGATAGCCGAGCGCGAAGATTTACCGAAGTGATTCTTTCAGTCGCGGCAAGAGTTGTTGTAGACATCTCAGCAAAATATGTTGCTGGAATTGTTGTACTTGTTCTCTTGATGTAAGTGCTATCGCTTGCATCTGATAGAGCCGCATAGATAGAACCCGAGCCACCTGAAATTGTAAAACTTGAAGCGCCATCCCAATTTGCGTTAGGTAAAAGTGTGTAGTTAGCCATTACTTAGCCGCCAATTCTTTAGCAAGGAGTTGGAATTGTCCCTGGATTGCATCAGTAATCATCTTTATTTGCTCATCCGTGTTTGTTGCTTTTGAAATATCAACATTGACCACAAAAGCACCTTGGTCAATTGAAACCGTGTTGCCCTTAGATTGAACTCCAAGCATTGCATTTGCAATAGAAGCGTAGTCAGCCTGAGCGTTTGCAATCTTGCCACTAAATGCCGCTTCTGAACCGTACTGCCCGATAGCGGCACCTGTGAACTCAATAGCGCGTTGCAAGGCGCTAACATCATTTACTGCCTGTTGTCCGCCTGAAAGGATAGAAGCCGCTAACTGAGCGCCCTTGATTGGACCTTCTTCAATAATCTGTTTCAAGGCTCCAGCATCAAGATTCATTGCTTGAAGTTGAGCAATTTGTGTTGCGAACTGTTGGCTTTTGTCCAAGCGCATACGCATATTTTCAATAAGTGATTTAGCCTGTGGCACGAATCCATCAGGCAACTCAACGCCCTTTAGACCAGCGAATCCTACGATTGTGTCCTTGAGGCTATCTGCAAAATCTTTAGCCGCTTGCTGAAGGTCTGTAAGAACTTGCTTGATTGAATCAATACCTGATGCCATTGCATCTCGGATAGCCTTCATACGGTCAGCCTGATTTTGAATGTTTTGTGCAACTTGATTATCTAATCCAGCATTTGTATTGAGAGCAAGTTCTTTTTTGGCTGTTTCTAAGATGTTGCCAAAACCAAGTCCTTCTTTCATTGAACTAAAGAAATCACCAATTGCCCCAGTAATGCTTCCTAGTGCATCTCCGCTAGTAAACTTTTCAATATTGCCAGCAAGACCAACAAGGAACTCACCAGCCTTGATTGCGGCTTCAGATGTTTTATCAACAATGAATTCACCAACCTTGATGTCCTTCATCTCTTCCATTTTGTTGATGATGTCACCAAGACCAGCAGATGCCATTTTTGCGCCAGCAACCAAAGTATCAACAACTGCCTTACCAAAATTGATTTGCTCTGCGTCCTTCAATTTGAAAATAACATCCGCAAGAACAAGAGAAGAAGCCTTGGCACCTTTGATAAGATTTTCAACAATCAAAGCGCCGTTATCTTTAGCCGCAAAATCTGTAACTGTTTGTGAGAAACCAAGCATTTTGTTTGCAATTGTGCTGAGCGCACCTGAAACTCCGCTGGAATAATTTCCCCATGATTTTGAACTGTCGATAAGTGACTGGGAAACACCAGTAATGGCGTCTACTGATTTTTGTGCAGGGTCACTTGTACCAGTAAACACATTAGATATTACGCCACCCAATTTATCGAGAGCGTCTGAAGCAAAATTAGTTGCGGTAGACATACCGCTAAAGGCAAGATTTACTAAAGCGGATACTCCAGGAATCTTCATCATAAGACCAAGGAAGTTTGTCACCCATCCCTTGACTGTTGCTAAAGATTCTTTTAGGAAGTCAGCAATGTTTCCAGCAACCTTACCAAGACCACCGAGAATCGACTTGCCCAACCAAAAGAACGCATAGATGATTCCGCCAACAATATCTTTTGCCGCGCCAAGGAAAGTTTCAAAGAAATGAATGACGGTTGCAATTCCCTTGATAATATTCGCCAAGGAAACAATAACGCTTGTAACGGCATATGCAACCACTCTCATAATTACATTGAAAACAGTTTCAACAATCTTCCGAACTGTTTCATGGCTTTCCATCAAGTTTACAAAAGCGTCCAATACATTTTTTACTGCCGTTAGAACTGTTTTTACATACAGAATATATGCCTTGATAACAAAGTTGATAACAGATTCAATTACCTGACCAAGAATTCCTTGATTCTCCATTAGGGAGATAAACGCATCAATAACGAACTTGACCAGTTTCACAATACCAATAAACACAGTAAGGACCGTTCCCCAAACAAACTGGAATACAGCCGCTATGGTTTTTCCAAACCAATTGTTTACATCAATCAAATTACCAAAGGCAATAAGTGTGTACCCAATAACTTTCAAAACAAATGAAATAACTTTTCCAACTACCTTAGCAACCGAATTGAACGCATTGGTAATTACGGCTCTGAACTGCTCGCTGTTGTTCCAAGCGTAAACAAACCCCGCAACAAGGGCTACAACTCCAGCGACAATTGCTCCAACAAGAATTGGGATGCCGCCAAGGGAAGCATCAAGAACTAACATAGAAGCGGCTAGACCGTTTGTTGATGCGATAGATGCTAACTGAGCGCCGCTCATCAACACCATTGCAACTTCTACCAAGGCTGAAGTAAACGCCATTGCACTTTGAATTATTGGAATCAAAATAATAGCCGCTTTATAGGCAAGGAAACCAGCGGCAACTGCAAGAATTACAACTCCAAGAGCCTTTGCTACTGCTGTATGTTGAACAAAAAAACTTGTAATAGTGCGTATTAGAGCGGCTAGACCATTGATTGCCTTAGCCAAGAATCCAACTGCGTACCCACCTAAATTACCTATTGCCGCGGCAACATTTTTGATAACTCCAAGGAAAGGCGAAAGCGCACCTAATAAATTAGCAATCGCTGAGCGTACTTTTACTGAGGTCATGGCAAGGACCGCAAAAGCAACTCCAACTGGACTCAAGAAAGCCAAGAAGCGACCTAAAATTGGCACAGCGGATGTCAATTGAGCGCCAGCGAATGTTGCCAAACCAGCACCAACAGCGGCAATTGCTGGAAGCATGAACTCAAAAGCCTTAGATATTCCTTCAATGTTTATTTTTCCTGCATCAATCTTGTCAATCATTTTGCCAAGACCGTCTACGAAAGTAGTAACTGGAGATACAAGTTTTAGAAATACTTTTGTGAGAACTGTAATCATGTCATGGAAAGCGCCCGTACCTTCAACTGCTTTCACAAACTTCTTATACAACTCATAAACCGCAAAAATCATTGGACCAAACGCTTTGAGCAAAGATTGACCCATTGCTACTTGAAGGTTGGTATTGAGACGAGCAAACGAACGCAAAACTTTAGAAGGAGTGGTCATAGCCATCTCATATGTTCCAGCAACCTTCGTGCCTTCTTGCATAACCATATTCACAATGGCTTGTTGTTTTTCTTGGGCTGTAAGCGCTTGGGTTGATTTGCCTAGCGTTGCCGCCATCTTCTGAAATGCTTGACCAGCCGTTCCCTGAATACCAGCAGATTTCAAAAGTTCTGTACGCTGAGTAACGATTGCAGATACGAGCAAATCGAACTCTTCGGTTGAGTTTTTAGCAGAAAGAACTGCTAAGTCTTGAGCGTTACGCGCAATCTTTGAGGCGTCCGCTAAATTCAAATTATTTTGGATAAATCGAAGAGTCGCTCTTTGAGCAACTTCCATTTCGATACCTTGGTCTTTGATACCTTGAGCGGCTTTTGAGGCTTCAGAATAAAGAATTCCGTTTGCGGCGGATACTGTTCGAAGTGCTACATCCAACTCTTCAACGCGGGCGGCGGCATTGAATGATTTGACACCTAAAGCGATAAGGGCTGTGCCAATTGCTCCAGCGGCAACGCCCATGGCAGTAAGACCCGCAGTAAGTTTTGAAGCCGAGCCTTGAAATTGTTCTGCCGCTTGGGATGCTTGTTTCATCCCGCTCATAAAAGATGCTGTATCAGCCGTTAGCCGAGCGCGGACTTCCATCGTCGGTGACTCAGCCATGGCTACCTCTTACTCTTTCGATTGGCTTCCTCTTGTTCCATCGCACGGATGTTCCAAATGGCAGTCCATTCTGTCAATTCTGTTGAGGTGAGAGGGCGGTGGCTAGGACTCCCGTAAAGAAGTTCTGCCACCGTCCTGCCCAACTTTTCTGCTAATTCAAAAAGAAATCTACGCTCAGGATTCTTTAGGAAATCGTGCAGTTGCTTCGTCTACCGCCTTCTCGCTTAGACCTGAAGCGCCCATTGCTTTTGTAGCAAGTCGTTCAACGACTGCGCCACTCTTAGACAAAATTGCTTCTTTATCCTGGTCTGTAAAAATTGGTAGACCAGTAGTAGGGTCATAAACTGTTGCAATAATACAAAGTGCATACATCAACTTGATGTCGATTTTGTCGCCATTGCGTGATGCTTGCTCTGTCATTCCTGCTCGTTCAGCCGCAGTCATTGAACGAAGTTGAACTGTAAC